ATTACATGTAGATAACGCATCCTTTGCTGCAAAGTCTGTTGTTTTTGAATAATTACTCATTATATAATCCTACCCTGTTTAGTGTAAATGTCTAGTTTTTGAACGCTTAATAACGCCCCATCTATTGTTGTTTCAATACCAAGTTGTACTATTGAACCTGAACCTGATATAGAAGAATCAAGTCTTTCCAAAGAAATACCTGAATGATACTCTGCTATTGTTGCTGCATTACTTCCGTACTCAGCTATACCGTACTCTGATACTGCTGATTGACTTAAAGTAAATGGAAAACTAAAATAATTAGTTGTATAATCAAAACCACACTTTAAAGTAAAAGGTTGTGATGAACTTCCAATAGCTGTAACTGCTGCTCTCTTTATTAATTTAAGTATATTAGGTTTATTAAAATCAAAATGATTAGTAAAGTATGACATGGTATATGCACTACCATTATCGTTATAACCACTATACTCAGCTATACCATCTGTTTGTGTTAGATACATAACTTTACTAGTAGCATCATAAACATAATCAGTATGACTTAAATTATTCCAAGTAGTTACTCTTAATGAAGCATCTTCTAAAGTACCCCTAGTATCAAATAAAAATACTTGTGCTGCTTCCGGTAAACTAATTAAATAAAAAGCTTCTTCAGGAAAGTAACAAGATTTAACTAAACCTAGGTCACTTTCTCTATTAACTATATCCATAAATGTATCTCTTACATTTTTAGATAAATCATTTAATGGTTGAGATTTTTCTTGTATTGTTCTACCTAATGAACGTAATCCAGTTGCCGATAAAAATACAATATCAGTTCCTGTATTTTGAATACTATCTCTAGCTATACACCCTACCCCTGAAATAACCTCAACTAAAGTTAAAGAAGTTGTACTAATAGTAGATGCAAAGTTATCTCCATCTGAATATATAATAATATGGTTTTTACAAAATATAATTAAGTTACCATTCATTTCACCTAAACCAGTAATTACATCTTGACCTTTAGGTAAAACTCCAGCTATGTTTAAAGAACCAGAACTACCTCCACCCCATTTATATCCATGTAATAAATCAGTAAAGTATACTGTAGTTTTATTAGTTGTAGTATCAGCAGCCCATAAACGACCAAAGGCTGACATAACTATATTAGCTTCTGGTGGTGTTCCTGAACTTCCTGTGTGTTGGTCTATACTTTTAAATTCATTAGGTGTAGTTTCATTTGTGTAATATAAAGGTTTATAATCTCTTTGGAAGAAATATGCTATATCGTTTAGTGTTGCACTACTCCAATTACCAGCACTAATAGTATCAGTAGTAGTAGGGGTGCGTTCTGTTAATGTAGCCAGTCCTGTATAAAATTTAGTACTAGACCAAGACACTAAAGTATTAGTTCCTGCTATATCTAAAAAGGGGTGCATACCTTTTAAGTTAACACCTGTACCACCGGAAGTAGTACGATATAACCAACCTTTTCTTGCACCTAATCTACCAAATTCATCTATAATACAGTTATTAGCTTCTAAAGCAAAGCTAGGGTCATTAGCTACACTAGACTCTTGGGTATTTAAACCTAAGAATGCTGGGGCTACTAATGATGCTGTTAATATTTGTTTTGACATTATTTAATAATTCCTAAGTAATTAAGCTTCATACCAAATACTTTCTTCTGGGTGTTTAGCTGCATCTAAAGCTATAGCATCTTGTAAGGCATTGTTTGCTCTAGCATATGCACTTGTTGTAGTAGCACCACCATCTTCTCCACGTTCTTCTACAGCTAGTGCATAAGCTAATAGTTCAATAGGTTTAGTTGGTACGCTAAAAGTATCTGCATCACTTTCTAATTCTGCACTTCTTAATATTACATTAAAGTAAATCGTATAAGCTTTATCAGGTATTGGATATAAATCAACTTGTGTATCCCCGTCAGAACTTATACCGTTAAAACAATAGTAATAGGGTGAGCCTGTTGCTGGTTCTGTATTTAAAAATAAATTATTAAAATCATGTGAACTTTTTTGTTTTAAGAAAAAATCATCAGTTTCATTTATAACATCTAATACTGTTAATCTATTCTGTGTACCATTAAGTTCATAATTAAATATACCATTGGAAGTGGTAGCTGTTAGTGTATTACGAAGTCCTGACCAATGCCAAGCATTCTCTACATCTATTAAAGCATCATTAACTAACACCCCTATTAATTTAGAGTATGTTGTTTCATTTACAGATGCTACAGTTCTTTCCCTTAATCGTTTTAAAATATTGTTTACTACTTGTAAGTATGTCATTTTATATTCCTATGTTGTACGGTACTTTTTTACTTTCTTTGCTACCTTTTTAGGTTGTGCTACAAACTGTTTACCTTTTCTATTACCTTTTGCTTTAGCAGCATTAGTAGCTCTTTTCTCAGCGGGTGTTAAAGCATTCCAAGCTGCATCCGGTAAGTATCTTCTTTTACCATTACTAGGTTTACCACTAGATGTTCTCCACTTTTGATTAGTCCAATCAGTTAAACTTTGTTGTCTTTTAGTTTTATTAGACATAACCACCACCTTTAGCTTTATATTGTTTAGCTAACATTTGAGCTTTACGAGCTGACCATTGTCCGGGCTTACCACCCTTACTACCTGCTTTAATTTTGTTAAAAAGATTTTTACGCATAGTAGGTTTAGTATAATTACCTGCTTTATTTACTGTACTTTTTTTTGTTTTCTTTTTTACCATTTTACTTTATTCGCCCAATAAGCTGCTGACATTTTTCCTTTAGCTATATTTTTACCATGTCTAGCTTTAAATGATTTTCTTTTTGCTTTCATTTTAGCTGACTCCCCTGATTTAGGTTTACCTGCTGTACTAGCTCCTTGCTCTCCAAACCTAATAGTTTTTATTTTATCACCTTGTTTAGCAACTACTACATGAGATTTCTTAGGATGGTTAGGGGTACGTTTAGGTTTATTATAACAACATACACCTGCTTTTTTTAACCTGCTGTCTTTTTTCTTATCTGTCATAATTTATGTGGCATCCTTCCACGATAGTACAATCTTCTGTACTGACCATTGATTTTCCTATTTGGATGTGCCGCCATTATTTTTGCAAGTTTATACATATTGCCTCCTTATAACTTAGTTATACCACCAAAGCTAGATAGCCATACTATTAAACTTATAGATACAACACCCATAATCCACATTAGTTTTTTAGATACACTTTTACCAACTTCAGCATATACTTTTTCTAATGCTCTTCCAGCTGCTTTTTCTGCTATTCTATCTATGTCAGCTTCCGTTAAAAATTTTTGTTTTTCATTCATTTGTATCCCCTTACAATTTTATTTGATGGTATTACTTTATTATTAACAATACCAGATGTTATTTTATTTTTAATAACACCCATAAACATTAATGTATATACAGGTTTATTTGCTTTTATTTCGTGAAACTGATTATGCGATAACTTATTAATCCATTTCTTTTTTGTTGCAATACCATTTACAACTTCTGTATATGAACCCCACAATAAAAAAGATATAAAAGAACCTTCGTGATTATGTGGTATTTGTTTAATTGCAAATATTTTAGAAAATAATACAGTAAAATATGGTGTCCAAATACCCCACCGTTTTAACATGGGATTGCCAGTTCTAGTAATCACATGGCTAGAACCAATACCACATTGATTATAAATCTTTGAGAAGAACTTTATCATAGCCACCACTTCCATCTTCTTTAGGAATCATTATATATTCTTTAATATCTTCTTTATTAACTTCTTGTGCAATTCTGTTGCCGTGATTATCATAGTTAGGTATAACAATCTCTGTATCAGCAAGATTAGTTAATTCATCTGCAAAATCACAGGTATATTCAACAAACAAGTTTTCTCCTTTTCCATACACCATATATCTTTCTAGGTGTGCAAACAATTGAACTGACTGCAATTCACCAGCACTATTAAATTGAAATTTATATGAATCTTTCTCGTGTAATGTTTTATCTTTAGAAATAGGCATAACTACATCAGATTTTAATGATGTAGCCCACGCCCATATATCATCATTTGTGCCTTGAACATATAAGGCTTGAGTGTTTTGTAATTCAAAGTTTGCATTACATATATCTGATATACGATATACAGTAATCCCAGCACCTAAATCTACAACAGGTGTTGCTTGATTATGCTTATAAAATATTTCAATCGTCTTAGTTTGTGTATCAAGATTATAGATATATCTCATAAAATCTGCATCAAGTAATAAACTGTTTTGGAATTTACTGCTGTCTTTATGGTCTTGTTCTACTGAACATTGATGGAAAGTAATTACATTGTCGTCCATATTGACACCCCATATCATAATAGGAAATGGGAATGTTTCGTTGGTAAATACATCAGTAACTCTTTTCTTAACTGCTACTGTTTCTGCATCTTCACTACCAGCCCAATAAACTCTGTTGACTACTTTTTTATTATTTATAAATGCTCTAAATAAAATCACGATACCGCTCCATAAATTGTTCCTGTTGCTGTATATGTTATAGAATTACCATTCAGATTAACAGCTTTTCCACCAGCTCCACCTGTACCACCAGAAGATGCACTAGTACCACTACCACCAGCACCATTTGCACCAGCACTTGCAGTATTAGCTCCACCATTACCACCAGCTCCACCTGTTGCTGTACCCCAAGCTGTGTTTGTTGTGCCAGCTCCACCTGTACCTAGATTTGTAATACTTGAAGCATTACCATTATTACCCTGTGTTGTGCTATTTTGTGCAGTACCTGTACCCTTAGAGCCACCACTAGCAGAAGCACGACCAGCACCACCTCCACTACCTGTGCAACCACCATAATTTGTGCCACCTTTTACAGCTTGACCTGAAACACCAGAACCACCACCACCACCACCACCAGAACCACCTGAGATAGTTCCACCTGTGTTGTCTAAAGTAATGTTATATTGTAAATTAAATGCTGTGCTTCCAGCTCCACCATTTGTTCCATTTGAACTTGCGTGTGTTGAGTTTAAATTCCCACCATTACCACCATCACCACCGTGTCCAACAATTAAAGCATTGTTATCAATTGTAATAGTATCACCAGCAGTCCAACCTGTTCCTGTATCTAAAGCAACACCAGATGTACTATAAATATTTGCATTATTAACAAGAGTTATGTCAGATTGCCCAGCAACATATGTACCACCTCTGTTATTAAAGATGTTATATCCATTTGTATCAGCACTTGTAGTTAATGTAATTGTCACCCTTGTAACCGCTGCTGCTCCATAAAAATCTCCAATAGATATTTCACCAGATGTAGGTATAGCACCATTATCTCCTGTTGTACCAGATGCTACATAAGCACCACTAGCATAATATTCTGATATTGATATAGGATTACTACCACCAAACTCAGTTTGTATTTCGCTAAGGCTTATTGCACCTGATGATTGTAACGCCATTAAACTGTACCATAAGCTGTGATGTCTCCGACTACAGTAAGATTACCAGAAGCATCTAGTTTCATTTTATTTGTACCAGATGTAGCAAAATATAATACACCTGATGATTCAGTTACAGTCCAGTTACCTAAGTCTACTGTTGTAGCATTAAGGGTTACAAAAGTAGGACTTGCACTTGATGTTACACTTTGGTTTAATGCTTTTACATCTGCCAATGATGTACATTCACTATCCATTAATGCACCTGCTGCTGTTACATTAGCTGTATCAGTTACATCTGCACTTGCTTCAATACCATCTAATTTTGTACCATCTGTAGATACATCTCTACCATCTACGGTAAATGATTGTGTATCTAAATTACCACCGAGTTGAGGGGTGGTATCTTCTACTATATTTTGTAAAGCACTATCTGCTGTAGTACCTTGTGCTGCTGTAGCATAAGCTGTACTAGCAGTTGTTGCTGCTGTACCTAATCCTAAATTTGTTCTCGCTGTACTTGCACTTGCTAAATCTGATAAGTTATTTGCTTTAAGTGCTGCTGTGCTTAATTCAGCTGCTGCTGCTGTTGCACTAGCCGCTGCTGCGGTTGCAGATGTTGCTGCATTGGTTGCACTAGTAGCCGCTGCTGTCGCAGAGTTACTGGCATTAGTTGCTTGTGTAGAAGCTGTAGTAGCTGAGGTAGCTGCATTACTAGCAGATGTACTAGCTTCTGAAGCTTTGGTTGTAGCTGTTGTAGCACTTGTGGCTGCATTAGTAGCTGATGTAGATGCTTCACTCGCTTTAGTAGTTGCTGTGGTAGCACTTGCTGCAGCATTAGTTTCTGCAGTTTCAGCATTTGTTTCTGCTGTTTCTGCTGCTGTCTTAGCTGTCTCTGCTGCTGTTTGTGCAGTTGATGCTGCAGTTGCAGAAGTAGATGCATTAGACGCTTGAGTTGATGCTGTACTTGCTGAAGTACTAGCATTGGTTGCTGAAGTAGCTGCACTAGTAGCAGACGAGGCTGCTGCTGTGGCTGAATTACTTGCGTTTGTTTCTGATGTACTAGCGTTGCTAGCTGAAGTGGAAGCTGATGTTGCACTTGAAGCTGCGGCTGTTGCGGAGGCAGAGGCTTCACTTGCTTTTTCTGTGACTTGGTTAATTGTTATATCTGAATTTGCATCACCTGCACCACCATCACCTCTATATATTGCCATTTAAACCTCTATGTATTTATAATTAAAAAAAGGAAAAGGGAGACTACGAATGTAGTCCCCCGATTTGTTTCCTTATTTAGAAACAGCGATTACTAAACCTGATTCAGGTCTAACAGTTTTAACACCATAAAGTGTATCAGCTGTCATTAAATCACCAAGATACTCTTGTTTGTATTGAGTTTGAGTTCTAACGCCCATTTGCTCAACTAAAACCATAGCATCTCTTTGAGACATAATTGCACCAACTGTGTCAACAGCAGAAGCTGAGTTAGCTGCAGCTGTTTCAACTACTGGTAAGTTGTTAGATACATAGATATCTACACCATATAGTTGACCAATTAAGCCGTTTTGTACTGGACTAGAACTTACAAAGTCTGCAGATACATAACGGTCAATGCCCATTATTGTGCTACGAACTGATGGAGGAATTACTAAGAATCTACCATCCATTGGAGTATCGTTATCGTCTAGTTCTTTTACTAACTCTCTGAAAGCCAAATCAGTAAATACGTCTGTTACTGCAACTGTATCAACTGCATAAGCAGCAATACCGTTAGAGCCATCAACATAAAAACTGTTTGAGTGAACAAAGTCAGAACCAGAACCATTATCATCACCAAAAGTTTTACATAGTAAACCTAAGTCAGAATCAACTTGTTTGCCTAATGCATAACCAGCATCTTCTGTGTAAAATCTTCTTAGTGAAGGTTGTGCTTGAACATCTGTAATATCCTCAATTAAACGAGAATACTCATAATGTTTATCTATTGAAACTTGAACTTCGCTTTCTGTAGCTGCAATCAATGTTACTTGAGTTGAAGCTGCTTTAGCAGAAGCAGAGCCACGAGTTGGTTTAGGAATGTGAATTGTATCACCTTTCTTACCAACATGTGACATTTTGTTTACAGCGTTAGCTAATACAAGATTATTCTTGTAAGCTGCTATGATTTCATCACTCCAAATTTCAGGGATGAATGTAGCTGCTGTAGTATTTGTTACATGGTTTGAACCTAGTGCCATTTTATACCACCTTTAAATTAAAAGTTAAAATTATCTAACTCTTCCTTCTTCATAAGCTTTTTGTATTTCATTAATATTAGCTCTATATTTTTCAGGATTGTTAGTCATTAAATTGACTATGTCTGAACGCTTATAGATTTTACGAGATACAGGTTCTCCTGAACCCTTACCACCGGTAGAAGCTGCTTTACGCTGCTGCTTACGGTCTTCATCATTAATAGCTTTAGTCTGCTCAACGATACCTTTGCGTTCCTTCCAAAATGAAAGTAACTCATCAGCAGCATCAAAATCATACTTATCTGCTCTTTCTAATAACTCTACTCGTACTTTTGAACTTTTCACCCAATCACCAAATGCAGGGTCTTGTATAATATCTACATAGTCAGGGTGTTTAGTTGTTAGCTTCCCAAGAACTTCTTGCTCATTTTGCTTAACAAGTAATTCTTTTATCTGCTTCATTTCCTCAGAGCCAGATACTGCTTTAGCTACTGCCTCTTTTGGATTATCAAAAAAATCTGGTTCAGCATTGTCATTGTTGCTTAAGTTTTCTTTAGTTTCGCTAACCTTATTCTTAATAAATTCATCTACAATTTTACGAAGTTCACCAACTTCTGCACCTTGTCTACCTACTAATTTTTCAGCTTCTTGGTGCATCTGTACAACTTCTTCAATACTTTTACCAGAATACTTACCTTCAAGTTTTGGTTTTTCTGTATTTTCTACTTCTTCAGTTGCTTCAGCTACTTCTTCTGTTTCAGCAGTTTCCTGATTATTATCAGCTGCTTTTGATTCTTCTTCTGGTTTATTATCAAGCTCTGTTAATAAGTCTACCAGCTCCTCATTTTCTTGTAAATTTACTTCACTTTTATCAAGTGGGTTTGCTACTTTAGTCATTTAATGTCTCCGTACTTAAAAGTATTGTGGGGTATTAATTATTTTTAGCACCGGCTTTCTCATGTTCTCTCGCCCATTTATCGTGATATCCGGGAAAGGTATGGTCTAATTTAAACCTAACAGGTGAAATTATCCGATTACTCATTAAATCACAATCAGGGCATTGTACTTCCTTTACATTGGATTTGGTAAAATGCTCCGTTGTGTGTCCATTAGGGCAGGTAAAATCAAACAACATTAAGCTCATTGAAAGTTTTCCTGTCCTTCTGTACTTATGGTTTCTGATTGTAAAGTCTCGTATGAATTTTTTACAGAGTTTTCCCAATCAAGAATCCAATTCAGTATTTCCATTTGTCCTTGTGCTAAATGCAATTGCTTTGCATCTTCAAGGTTTAATAGATTTATAGATTTCATAACATTTTCAGTATCTTCTTTAAACTGTTTCCAACCATCAGCCATAAAGAGTTCTAAGTAATTGTTATAATATTTTTCTAATTCAGGGTCTATTATCATTTCCTTATTATATCATATTTATTTTATTTTGTCAAGAGTTATTATCAGAAGCCATTTTTACTTGTGATTTAGATATTTTCTCTTTAACATCTAACTCTTTTTCTTTTAGTTCTAACTCAGCGTATTTAACAAGTTTTTCAAATTCATCTAATCCCACAGACTTAGCCAATGCTGCTATTCTTTTAGTTTCTTCCTCTATAGGTAGTAACTGAGTTTCAACATTGTTTTGTTGTATTCTGGATACAATCTCTGCAGTTTGAGCTTTAAGGTTTTCAATACTAGATTTAGCTTGCTCAATAGCCATTTGTTGTTGCATTTGTTGCATTTGTTGTTGTTCAGGGTTAGGCTGATTAACTTGTCTTAGTTGTGCTATAATAGCTTCTCTATTAGCTAATCCCATATTATCTACAATAGACTCAACTAACATTGGGTACATTGGAGATTCTGGTGACATTGTTTGTAGTAGCTGTACTAACTGAGTTACTTCATACTCACGAGCAATAATACCTAACGAACTAGAAGCTACAAACTTATAATCTTTTGCAGGGTATAGTTCAGGTTCAAATTGCATATATCTACAAGCAGCTTTTTCAACTAACGGAATTAAAAAGTTTTCTTGGAAGTTAATTAAAGTACGCTTATGTCTTTTAATAATAGCACCTAATCCCATAGATATACCAGCTGCTGTTGATTCTCCATTAATAGAGCCGGGAATACCAGCTGAATCAATAGCACCTGTAGCTTGTTGTATCATAGTTTGTAGTTGTGATGCTTGACTAAAAGTTACTTGGTCTAGTTGTCCAAAGTTCATAGGTGTTAAAACTTCTTTAGGATTACCATTAGTTAAAATAGTTTTTCCCGGTCTAACATCTAACTTAGCACCTCTAGGCATACGAGAAGCATCTATACCCATCATAGGGTGTACAGTTAGTGCTAAAGCATCTATTCTTGCTCTCATTTCTGTGTCTAATGCTTTTTGTGAGTTGTAAGCTTTTTCACAAATACCACGCCCCCAGAATTTAAATGGTACAGTATCCCAAGAAAATGCAATAACTGGTCTATCTTTTTTCATGTATGGATTGCGTTCTACTTTTAAAACTGTATCGTCATTAGCTATAACTACAATAGCTTCTGTGTAAGTTGTTTTATTACCTTCTTCATCTTCAATCATTGTTGGAAACTCTACAACTTCATTTTCATCTGCTTCAGGCATATCTTCATCTTCTAATAAATCTGTTGGTACTAAGCCATAATATTTAGTTAGCTTAATCATATCCTGTGTATCTAACATACTAACTTTACTAGCATCTTCTAAATCAGAATCACTAGTAATACTTTCTATTTCTACATCACGATAAATACCGGAATCAATACCTTGTTGTATGCTATGCATTGATACCATTTTTTCTATAGCCACACCTAATGCATCATCTACGTTAGTAGCTAGGGGGTCTATTAAAAAGTTTTGTGGCATGATAGGGTCTATACGAACTATAACTCTTTCCTTTTTCTCTACACCAACTGCTGTTAAGCCCATCTCAGGTTGAGGTTGACTAGTAGTTTTTAATTCTGTCATTTCATCTAGTATTAGTTCACCAATACCATTACCAAAGATAGCAGAGTTTAATAAACATTCTGCAATAGAACTACGAGCTTTTGCAAAATGCATATCTTCTTCTAATTGATTTCTTATGATTGCTACATCCGCTGGATTATTATCTTGGAAGTCATCTTTAATATCAAAGAACTTACCACGACCAAAAGTAGCTTCTTCTATTTCTGCTACTGCTGACTCTACAGCTTGTTGGGTTGCAGGGCTAATTAATCTTGAACGCTCTGACTCTCTCATACTGTCAGATTTATCCCATATACCACGCCATATACGGTAATATTCATCATGTTTTTCTTGATAATTGCTTTGATAGTGGTCTCTCCACATCATACATTTATCACTAATCCAATCTTTTAAACTCATTTTAGTGTACATTTCATTATCATTATTCATATTTAGTATCCCGCTATAGTGTCAAGTGCTTCAAAATTATCTTCTTCAAAATCATAATAGTATGTTATTTGTGCTAATTGGTCAATGTAAGCTAGTGAATCAACCAAGTCATCATGCACTTGTGGGTTAGGAAATTGAAACAGCTCATCTAAAAATTTTATATTCCATTCACCCTTGTTAATTGTTATTGTACCATGTTCAAACCTACCTTGTAATGCTGCAACAATCCTATCCACTTTACGTTTATTACCATGTGTTAATTCTTGTATGGTAAAAAACATATTTCTTTGTCGCATCATATCAGTAAGGGGTGACATAATAGCTTGTTTACTTATACCTTTTTCAATACCTATACCTAATGGTTGATATCTTTCTACTGCTTCAAATATCCTTTCGGCAGTTTCTTCAAAAGTCCAACGACCATGTATAATCTCGTCTACCCACCAACCTGATTCACTTACTTTAACACAAGCAATAGATGTACTATCTAGCTTGGTTTTCTTTTTCTTCTTAGCTGTAGCTTCTTCAAAGCCTGCCATATCAATAGCTATATAATAACTACCTTCATTAGGTTCTTCCGTACCTACTTGTATCCATTCTTCTTTAAACAAGTCAGAGCCTTGTGCTTCAAAGGAAGCCATAAACTCTTGTCTAAATGCAAAAGAGGACATACTTTTTTTAGCTTCATCTATTTCACTTGCATCCAATAATGGATTGTCATACGAAGTAAAATGCCAAGCGTTCCAAGTATCATTATCCATTTCAGCAAACTTATATAAATCATAAAAATGGTTACGACCCATTGGTGTACCGATAAATAAAGCTCCGCCTTTTTGGTCAGCTAGGGCAGGCCTTAATATTTGTTCCCACACTTCCGGTTTCATATCTGCGTACTCATCCATTACTAAGTACTTAAGGGATACACCCCTCATGGTTTCCGGTCTGTCAGCACCTTTTAATGATATAGTAGCACCATTAATTAAGGTTACTTGTAAATTATTTATATGTGAATTTTTAATTACTGGATTGCCTATACTCAGTAATACTTGCCACATAATATCTCTAGCTTGTCCTTGTGTTGGGGCAACATAAAACACATGTCCAGCTTTTGCTTGTAGGGCATAATATAATAATAAATATACAGCTAGTAATGTTTTACCTGTACGTCTACCAGCAGCTACTACTTTAAATCTACATTTACTATTCCAAACTTTTTGTTGCCAGCTCAATAGTTTTATATTTAAGTCAGTACTCAAGCTTTACCCTCGTATAGTCCTATTGCTTTTGCTGTAGCTACCATCCTATCTTTTATTTGTTTAGGGGTATCTTCATCTTCATATTCAGCATTACTCAAAAACTCTTGTGCTGATAATATATATTTACCCTTATTAAATAAAGCTACTGCACTAGGGCTACCACCTAAGTCACCACGATAAGTGGATTGTACTAACTCAGCTTGTAGTATTTCTGGCAGTTCATTATAACTAGGTATTAATTTCTTGGTTAAATCTTCGTGATACTTAAAAGATTCCTTAAAAGTTTTAGTTAACCATTTACCTGTTTGTCCTACCCCTGTGGTCTTTATACCTTTAGTGCAGGTATAGATACCGTCTACATAACCTTCTAACTCAACTACTCTTTTTTCTTTGTAACTTAACTTTCTTTTTTCTTTCTTTTCTATAGTAGTTATGGCTTGTTTACCATGTAGTACTTTATAAGTTTTTTTCTTAACTACTTTCTTTTTCTTCTTTACTACCGTCATGGTCAGTAACCTCCACTACATCAGTTATATCAGTTATATCTGTGGGTTCTTCTCCATTACCAATGATAGTTGTTTCACCACCCACACCGGTAATGGTAATGTTTACTGCAGCTTTACCACCCATGTTTTTATCTTTGTCAAAGTACGATAAAGGCATAATACGGTCTATTAGTAACTTCCAAGCAGCTGATTGTGATTTATGATTATCATCCAATGCTGCATTCATTATGCTATCAATAACTTTTCTGGACTTAGGGCTGGCTAGCAATCTAGCTTTGTATTCCCTAATTGCATCAGCATCCCCTTTGGGTCTACCTACTGCACCTCTATTACCTTTTTTTTTAGATTTTATTAAATCTTTTTTAGGTCTACCTTTTTTCTTTACTATAGCTTTATCCGTCATCAGGAGCTACCTCATTAGTTATTTTTTAAACATCTTAGTCATTTGTTGTACACCAAAGGATGCAGCAAATACAACACCTACTGCAGTTTTATAGAAATCAGGCATGGACTCAAGGGCAGCAAAGCCACGTGTGACAATGTCAGCGTGACCCGTAAATGCTAGTATTAGGGGAATGGATACCAGAATTGTTAGCCACTCGTCCTTCCAAGAGTTATTACTAGCTTGAGCCATAGTTTGATTCCACTCTAGTTCACCAGCTGCTACTTTGCGTGATATTTCGGCTTGAGCCTTAGTGGTGACTAGCTGGGCTTCTTGCTTTGCTTTACTAAGCTCTTGCTTACCCTCCAGCCATGTTTTACCTAAACTTACGATTGGAGCTATTAAGTTAATCATTTTAAACCTAATTCCTTTTTTATTATATCTAATGTACCTTTTGGAAATTCATCTCCTAAATATTTTTTTAATTTAGCATCTGATTCTCCTTTTTGTAAACCAAGAATAACTTTTTTTATTCTGTCGCCCTCAAGTACATTAGTCATTTTGTTCATTTTATCTTTAGGAACAGTAAATTTATATCCTTGTACTACCGCCATTTTAATTCTCCAATTGTTTATTTATTAAGAAATCTAAGTACTGTCTAGCTTTTTTTAAATCTTCCACACCATTCTTTTGTTTCCACCTACTAATATACTTAACCACATTGCCTTCACAGAAATCTAGTTTGTTAGTTATAATGTAATCTATGGGTTCTATCCCATTGTGGGTATAGTGTTTGGGTTGTTTTATATTTAACTCTTTATCATCCATAATAATTATTTTATTTTTATGCATAGTCCTGCCCTTAATTATAAAACAGTAACGAGAAAAATAAATAATAATATACAAGGGGTATACTACTACTAATAATAATTTATATCTTGTTATATAATATAAGGTATTATATCATAC